AATCATCTTCCAGATACCACGGAACGAATAGACACCGTCGTCTGGGTTATGCTTGCCATCCCATGAGGAGAAGGGCAGGTAATCAATGGCTACGTCTTCGATAGACTCTAGCCCCGCTTCACCAGATATGATCAATCCCTTGCCATAACGCTTCTGGTAGTAGCGACATTGGTAGGTTTTGCCGTAGCCATGGTGGGCATACAGCAAAGTCTTGGTCGGCTCGTCGCGTGCGACGTCCGATGTACTCATAGTCTTAAACATTTGGGATCACCTTTATCTTTGGTCGGTCGAGTTTTCGGGTAAGCGCGTATCGCAAAGGCTCTTGCTCATGTTGCGGCAGCTTTTGGAACTTACGCTTATCAACAGTCAGACTACGCTTCACATGGTCTGGCAGTTGTCCTTCCCCAAACTGCTTTTCGAGTGCTTCCTTGTTCCACGTCCAACGCTCAGATCGTGTAACCACGACCTCGAACCTGTCTGTGGATTGGGCAATCTCACCCGCTTCCTCTGGGAAAAGGTAGGCGATCTCATTTTCGAGTTGGCCTATGCGTTCATCGAGCGCGTCACGCTCTTTGGTTAGTCTGTCGAACTCTTCTGCCAATGGCTCAAGCCGATTAGCGGAGACAGACGACTTCGGGGGGCTGGATGTGTCAGCGAAGACAGACCAGCTATCAGTCTCAGGCATACATACCTCCTTCTAGTTATGACGGCAGCGACTACGGATGACGTCTTGCAAACATCTGTAGGTGTAGTATAACTTATACACTGACGCAAGTGTCAAATGGAAAAAAAGGAAAGATCGAATGCAAGCGAAGCTCAACATCCAACGTCTTATAGATGATTTGGGCGGCGCATCTTCTGTGGCTAAACTCGTGGGCGTGGTTCGCACTGCGCCTTATGGGTGGGTTACAAGACAGTATGTGTCGAGCGTCGTCTTGGAGAAAATCAAGTCCGAGAACCCAGAACTAGACTTAGACCTATACTTTGAAGAGGATGAAGATGTCCAAGACCAAATTGGATGCGGCTCTTGAATATCTGGATCGTGGTTGGAGCATCATTCCAATCAAGCCAGAAGGGAAGAGACCCGCTATTAAATGGCGTGATTACCAAGACAGACACCCCACCGAGGAAGAGGTGGAAGAATGGTGGACAAAGTGGCCAGACCACGACATAGCAATCGTCACTGGTGCAATCAGTGGCGTGGTGGTTGTCGATTGTGACAACGAAGATGCACTGCATGCCGCATTCGATGCAGGTATGCGTTCACCCATCCGCGTAAAAACAAAGCGCGGTGTTCACTTATACTTTGAACATCCGCGTGATGGCGTGCGGCGTGGGCCGAGAGCAGGGATAAATAGTCGGGGAGCAGATTGGCCAAAGATTAACGGCCTCGACTTCCGTGGGGACGGTAGCTATGCGCTACTTCCCCCATCAAACAACTACATTTGGGATTATCCTCAGTACATAGACTGGGATGAGTTCCCAATGTGGGAAGACTGGAAGCCTTGTCTGCAAGAGAGAAGACCAGACGGGGACTTTCATTTTGATGAGCTTGACCTGTCGTCTGTTGAGCCTTTACAGCCTGATGAGTTTGTCAGTGAGTGGGATCGCACAGCAAAGTATGTGCGTGACAACTTCCCCAACACTCTGAAGATACCGTCTGGCATGGGCAATGGCCGCAACGAACGAGTGATGCGTCACATCAGCGAGAGCATATTGGAAGGTTACTTTGGCCCAGACCTGCGTCTGCGCGGACACGCCTTCATGAATGAGTTCTTCGCAGAACAACTGGACGAGCGCGAGTTCGAGGCGACGGTTCAGTCAATGGAGCAGTCCGAACGACGCAACCATCCTGATCGTTTCAATGATAATGGCGACTATATTTACAAGCCTTATGTGCATGAGAAACAGCAAGAGGAAAAGAGGGATAGACGCCTCATCCAAATGGCTGATGCCGAGCAGTTATTATCTGAGAGTGATGCAAAAACCTATTTGATAGAGCCGTGGCTTCCTGCTAATACAATCGTGCAGGTCTTCGGTTACTCTGGCCATGGCAAATCACTTTTCGTTCAGCATGCAATGTCCGCACTATGTGCAGGACGAAAGTATTTCGGGCCATTTGAAATCGGCAGACCTGCACGAGTTTTGTATCTCGACTTCGAGATGGGCATGTCGACAATCGCCAGACGCCTAATCGAAATGCGGCAGATACATGGCGACACACAAGACCGCCTCAACATCTGGACACCCTTCGTAGACAAGAAAGAAATCGACCTCCACCAACGTGAGGGGCTGATGGAACTGCAAGGTTTGATTGAGTTTGCAGAGCCAGACGTGGTTGTGATCGACACCATTCGGTCTGCGTATCCCGGTCTGGCTGAAAACTCCGCAGACGAGTGGGCAAAAATCAACAAGCTGGCAGTCAAACTTCGCAACTCTGGCCTGTCTGTGATCATGATCCACCACAGCAACAAGCCATCTGAGAGTGGTATTGGTCGAGAGGCGGGTTCAACAAACCAGCTTACTGTGCTGGAGACACAGATTAGAGTGGCGCAGGTCTTTGATGACGAGGACACAGCCAAACAGAACGCAGGTCTGTACGATGGCAACTATGACCACCCAATCTGGCCACAGCTACAAGCAAAGCTACCGTCTGACTATCGTTTATACATGGTGATGGAGATACGGTACGGCAAAGTCCGAGAATGGACTGACCTACATGATCGTGTGCAGTGGGTTGGATACGCGGCGCACAACATTACAGACGAGAAGATTGTTGTGTCGAGCAGATCAACCAAGCAACGTGCGAAAGACATGGCATTAGATGGTCACGATCCAGACGTTATCGCTCAGAAGTTGGCAAGACCCTTACGCCTTGTTCGCGACTGGTTAGAGCTTGACGCCTCTGCTCCTGCTCTTGAGGTGTCAACTTCCGAATAGAAGTGACCTTCGCTTCGGGAAAATATTTCCTGACTTCATCTACGAACGCCGCAATCTCTGGGTATTTCTCACGGTTGCGGCGTATTTTTTCTTCACGATCCTTGTCGTCTGTCATAGTCTAAGTCATTGATTTGCTTGGTGATTGTCGGAAAGTGATAAAACTCTCCACCCAACGCCGTTGGCGTTTCCAGTCGTTTCGTTTTATTCCCGACGACCCCGGAAACCGGGGGCGTCGCAAACTCAACGCCTAGAGTTTTATCAATCTCGACTGCATAAGTCAACAGGTGTCACACAAACACCTAAAGTTATTAAAGATGTTGCATAATTTCTTGACGCGTATTACATTTTAGACGCAGGTAAAAATATATTTGGAGATTTCAAATGCCGAGAAATGTTCGCGTGTCAGACGCGGACTTGACTTGGCTCCGAGAGAACCACAACACAGAACCATACTCAGAGATGGCACGTCGTATAGGATGTTGCGTCGACACACTGAAGCGTATTCTCGTCCGAGAAGGTCTTCAAGAATTTGATGGAGCGAAGTATCAAGTCCGACGTGACTTTGAGGAAAAACAATGGACACGTCCGTGCATGTCATGCGGGGACACACACAAGCGGCCCAAGAATTGGTTCTTCTGCAAACCATGTCGCAAAGATATGGGATATGAAGATTGAGTGGTGGGCGTGGAAGCAAACAAAAAGGTGACAAGTACGAACGTGAACTAGCGGCGTACATCAATGAAGCGACTGGTCTGCAATCGTTTCGCGCACCTCTGTCTGGCGGCGGCAAAGTCGGAATGGCTGGCGGCGCAGACATACTCGGTACTCCCGAACTATTCATCGAAGCCAAGAGAGTGGAGCGTCTGAACTTCCACGAGGCACTGCGACAAGCAGAAACTAATATCGACAAGACCAAATCAGAAAGCTGTCCTGTCGTCATCAATCGCAAATCAAGAATGAAAACTGGGGACAGCCTCGTCTTGCTCAGACTGGACGACTTCCTCCGCTTTTATTTGGCATACTTGCGGCATGAGGGATTAACCAAGAAGTAGGAGCAACCCATGGCCGCAAAGAAAAAAAAGCGTTGCAATGTAAGTCTGTCTGTCGGGCGGGGCGAAAAGAAACCCGCATCGCAGGGCGCAGGTCTTACGGCCAAGGGTAGGGCGAAATATAACAAAGCGTGCGGCTCCAAACTCAAGGCACCACAACCGTCTGGCGGTAAGCGTCGTACATCTTACTGTTCTCGATCAGCAGGACAGATGAAGATGCACAACATCAACTGCTCGAAGACACCAAAGAAACGTATCTGCGCCGCACGCAGACGGTGGAAGTGTTGATGCACATAAACAACTGGTTCTCTCTCCCAGCATTCGACCCAGACGAGTGCGATAAAATCCAACAACTATGCGACCAAGAGACAGTATCTATTGCGTCTGTCATTGATGGCAAAAGCGTAATCAGCAGGCTCTCTCGCAACTGCAAGATGGCTTGGCTCAGACGTGACGGGCCAAATGATTGGCTCTACTCTCGTGTCGAGCGTCTGTTCGACGACGTAAACAAAAGAACTCTGCGCTTCAACATCGACGGCGAACTCGAAACTCTACAATATCTTGAGTACGGCTTCGGTAATTTCTATGGCACGCACACAGACAACGGTGCTGACCAAGTCGCAGAACGTAAACTAACAATGGTCATCCAACTTTCTGACCCATCCGAATATTGGGGCGGCAGGCTTAGAGTTTATGGACAGACGAAGGAGCGTCATGCTCCCCGTGAACGGGGGCATGCCGCAATATTCCCATCACATTTATGGCATAGGGCAAACCCAGTATGGCGTGGCAAACGGAAGGTACTCGTAGCGTGGAAGCGTGGGACAAAGCCTCTGTCCTGATCGCGCAAGAAATACAGATGTGGTCTGAGGACATCCTTGAGAAGCCCTCGCCACTCTTCGGCGGTCTACCACCTTGCCCATACGCACGCATGGCATGGATGAAGAACTGCGTGATGATCCACGTCACGCCAGAGATCGAGACCGTCGCTGAGATCAAGGCATTCCACCCACCCACAGACGAGCTTCTTCACATCGTGGCTTGGACGAACTTCGATGAGATGACGGCGGAAGAATTTGACGAGTGGATCGAAGACCAAAACAAAAATCATTTCGGCGTCTGGATCATGGGCTTTCACCCAGACAGTCCAGAAGACCCACTAACTCCAGAGTTTTCTGGCAATGGTGCGGACGACTACGCCCTACTTCTTGTGCAATCATACAGTCATCTGATCGAAGCATCAGAAAATCTGCGGGACACTGCGTACTACGACAAATTTCCGCACGAGGACATGGTGTACATCAACAAACGCAAGGAGATATTCGATGCGTGGAATGAAAAAGTCGATGCGAAAGCCCAACAAAGCCGCGAAGAAGCGGCCCTCCAACGCAGGATCGAAGGCGAAGAAGCGGAGCATTAAAAAATGATTAAAAAGAACAGAGGTGTAATCTTTGGAACGCAAGGCCCATCCATGGGCAACCGCGTTATCCGCGCGGCGAACCCATACCGTGCGATGTCTAACATGCCATCACAGTTTGGCCGCACAGCACAGACCAAGCAACCCAAGTTTGGACAGCGCACTCGTACCATTCGGAGACGGTAATGGCACAAGCAAGCGCACGTGTTCGTGCATTAGGAAGAAAGACACAGACGGGCAACATGCAACACGCGTCTTGCCCATGTGTTTTGCGTGGTAACAATGGCAAAAAAGTCAGCAAAAAAGCCAAAGCGTGATGCCTGTTACCACAAGGTAAAGTCGCGCTACACAAAATGGCCAAGTGCATACGCGTCTGGCGCACTCGTGAAGTGCCGCAAAGTTGGCGCAAAGAATTGGGGTAACAGTAAGAAAAAATGAGCTTCAGCGAAACACTATCCCCATTCTTGTCGTCTGGCAGAGGCGACGAACACCTAAACTTCAACGATGATATGGGCAGTGCTTTGGCACGCTTCCTCGAAGACGCCCAGTCAGCAGGACATAACATCCAAATCAATTCTGGCTACCGCTCCACAGACAGACAGGGCGAACTATTCGCCAACGCTGTCGAGAGGTACGGTTCAGAAGCCGCCGCCCGGAGATGGGTCGCCCCTCCCGGCAGGTCACAACACAATCATGGCAATGCCGCAGACTTATCTTACGGCAACG